AACAATCTCAATTTCAACATCATCATCGGGCTGAATGATCTCAACCTTCTGACTCTTGTCGTCTTCAAGTTCGTCGGGAAACTTGTATTGTTCTGCCATTTCTACTCCTTTAAGCGCGGGTTAGCCCACGAGGGTCTTGCACAACAGCGTCCACTTGGTCATCATTGATGAGCCGGAACTCTTTTCCAAAAATCTTAAAACGCGTACCAGAATAGGTACGTACAAGGACAAAATCTCCTTCTTTGCACCAAGCGCCTGCGGGAAATTTGGTCTGATCCTTATATGCATCAGGGCCAACTTTCATCACAAACAACACGGTGGTTGCACTTTCTTCTTGTCGCATACTGCTTGTATCGCGTACAAGATCAAGCGCAGTACCATCAATCTTTTCAGAGACTGGGGGCACGGCACACAGCAGCTTCCAGCCTGTCGGCTCTGGCAGCATGGTGGCTTTCTCTTCGTCTGTAGCGTCTTGCACTGGTGCGTCGACGGGTTGGATTGCTTCCGGCAGGGCGTACTGCCCCGGTTCTAAAACAAGTTCACTCATTTGATTTTTCAGCTTTCTCTGCAAGGTCAAGTAAGTGGCGCTCTGCGATAGCTAGACCCTGGATAACACCGCAAAGTTTTTGATACTCATCGAAATTGCGACATGCCCCGCCAGCGCAGTCATCTGCGTAGTTGTTCATGTCGGTGCGTAATTTTTCGCGCAATACGCGTGCGAAGTCTTGAATCATTTAGTTGGCTTCTCCTGTTGTTGTTGATATCTTGCTTTCGTCTCCATCTGTTGCCGTTGACGTTTTAAGTCCCCAGCCTTCCCAAGCGCAGTGATTTCTGCAACTTTCTTTTGTTGCTGTAGCTGACCAGCTTTGTTCATGGCCTCTACTTCCAGCCGTTTGTTATCCAGCTCCAATCGAGCTTTCATCTCTTGCGACTTAAGCTGCAAGTCTTGTTGCTTGATCTGGAGTTCTTGCTGCTTGATCTGCAACTCTTGTTGTTGCATCTGGATCAGCGGGTCTTGCTGCTGTTGTTGAGCTTGTTGTTGCGCAACTTGAGCTTGGTTTTGTTGCAGTACTTGAGATGCGGCTTGAGCCATCATCCCCGAGAGTTGGATCTCCATTTCGGGTGGCAGCTTTTCATCTTCAGGAGGCAAAGGCATACCCATTTGCTGCTCAATCTTCTGGCGGTAGGCAAAGCCAACGTGCTCTGCAACGTGCGCCATCATTGCAGCTTGTATCTGTCCGGCCTTGGGATTTTGTCCGATCAACTGCATGACGATGGGGTCCTGCATTGCCATCATATGCACCTTGATATGGGACTCATGATCTTGATAGAAGAATGCTTTTAAAGGCTCCATACGAAGAGCCGCCATGTTTTCGGACACAGGGTCTTTTGGCTTCTGATCGTCGGGCAACGGAACTAGCTTGTCAGCATCCTTGATACCCAAGACTTGCAACATATTGCGGTGCAACTGCGGCAAATCGTAAATATCCGGCGCCATCTGCGCCATCTGAATAACAGCTTGGTACTGCACAACCCGCTGACTCATTGTTGCCGCGTTAGGGTCGCTTACAGGAATGATGTCTATATGGTCGTAGTCTGACTTCTTGGCCTTGCGTGGTGCATCAACGGGGTCGTAGTCGTAATTTGGTTCGGTGTAGTCGCGGATGATCGCGGCCAACAGACGCAGCTCTTGCTTAAATGTGTAGTGCAGCCGAGCCTGAACCGCAGACATAACCTTAAGCTGGCGCTCCAAGAGAGCCAATGTTGTACCAACAGGAGCCTGTGCAGACATGTCCGACACCTTCATGTCGGCAGTGGCTGCAAACCTACGGCCTTCCTCCACAATCTTGTCCATCAGTCCGGACAGGACAACGCTGGGTTCCTTGTAGGGTAAGGGCAGGATGCTGTCGCGCAGCGCCCCAGAAGCAATGTCTACGTCTCGCCATTCTCCGGGAGCGATGGGGGTGTCGTCTCCCTTAATGCGCATTCCGCGAGTCTTAAGACCTCCGGGTAAGTTAGAAAGCGTCCCAGCATCGACAAGCTGACGCATGATACTGGTGGCTGACCTAGCGTATCCTCCGATGAGGTGGAAAAGGCCGAAGCCGTAGGCTCCAAAACCTGGGATGTATTGGTAGTGAACGAAGTGCTGTCGCTTGAGTTTGAGGGGGTCATCTTGGTTCCAGTTCCGCCGAATAGACAAGACATCATTGCTTCCTTTTATTAGAGTAACTACATATGGCTGCATTACGCCAGTGGGTTCGCCGTCGTCGTCTTTGTCCTCATCTCCTTCTAATACCAAGTCAACATGGCATTCATATAAGGTATACCGATCATCGTTCAGATCAGAAAACCCAGTCTCTTGATCCTTAGCTTTCTTGATGTTGTCCTGCTCTCTACTTGGATCAGGCAGCTCAATATCACGATAGAAGCCAGCCTGCTGTAGCTTAATGATCTCGTTCTTGGTCTTGCGCATACCGTGGGTCAGGCGGTAACAAGTGTCCAAGTCGGTTGTGCCATAAGGCAGGATGATGTCTTCTGCTGGGATAAACATAGACACCTGACGGCCAAGATTGGGATCAAAATAAACTTTCTTGAACGCCGAACCGGTGGCCGGCAAGCTCCACAACATGCGCTCATGCTCAGGACGGAACTCACGCATGACTTCTGTCAACTCGTAGTTCATGTCAGCTTCAACACGCACAGCCGCTTCTTGCTTCTCAGGAGTCTCTCTGCCCAATATTTTTGTACGTACAGGCCCTGCGGCTGGGAACTGCTCAGTAATTGTTTCTGACTGGAAGCGCACCACGGCCTCTGTAATCATGGGGTGGAACACGCCACACGCGCCGTTCCAAGGTTCTGTACGCTCTTCGTACTGAAGACCCAAAAGCTTCAAGCCTTCTGTATAAGCTTTCTCCCAATCCTTGCGGGAGTTTTTATCATTCTCAATATCGCCACACAAGTCTCCCGCCAATGAAGCCAATGCGCCTTCATCCATTTCTTCGGCCAAGTTTTGATTAAAGTCGTCTTCGCCGTCGGGGATTATGGTTATGTCCAAGTCCCCCGCGTGGATGTTGACCATCTCGGGATCAACAATCTCAATCTCGATGGCCTCCTCATCTTGCGCCAGATCGTCTATGCCTTGGGGTTGTTGGTACAGAGCTTTATCTATATTGGTTGCCATTTTTTACCTCAGTAGTACGCCGCAGCGCGTCGCTTAAAAAATTGTGGCTCATCTCGCTCATCTGAATCCAGCGAAATAAAACCGCCTTGTCTGAATCGAATCAGCGCCTGAGTGGTCGAGTCAACCAAGTCATCGTTAGCCGCATTTGGAAAAGCAGCCACCTCTTCAATAAGCTCATCAGCCCATTTCGTCTCAGGTGCCCATACTTTACCTGACCTGAACAGATCAGTCACGGAATTTAACCGCACAAACTTATCGTTGCCTCGACTCGGCGTAAAGTCCTGTACATAGATGCCCATTCTGCGCAACTCAAATATCAGCGGAGCGCCAGCAGCCTTGGCTTCAATCACACAAGCATCCGGCTCCCATTCCTTATAAAACCTAAAAGCCGTATCCTTCAACTCAGGAAACTCCATCCGCTTTTTAAATGCGTCGAGCAAAATCACATGCGGGTCGTTTTCATTCTCATCCATATAGAAAACACCCCACGTCGTGCAGGCACTGTAGTCGCTACGTTCGTTTTTTGTAAAAGCCGTATCCCAGCTCTGGATAATGAACTCACACCGTGGCGGATCATCCTTCTTCCATCTCTGCCACCAGTCCCGCTTAACCAAGGCACCTTCTTCGCCGGTCGGACTTTGCTGGTACTGAGCATTCCATTTAGAGGAGGGCAACTCTTCCTTAAGAGCCTCCAATTCCTCAATGCTCCAAAACTCCGGCCACAAAGGCTTTCCACTTGGCATGATGGCGGGCAGCTCAATAATCTCCCACTCATCCCCTTTGTCCCGCTTAATAGAATCTTCAATGACCTTGCCAGTCAAGTCACTCTGACCCCACCGAGTCATGATGATGACGATGGCGCCACCAGGTTGCAGACGCTGTCTTGGACCCGAGGTGTACCACTCATACACCTTATCGTAGATCTCAGGATTCCCCGCCGCCAATGCAGCTTCCTGTTCTGAATGCGGATCGTCAATGATGAGCAGATCCGCGCCCTTACCCGTAACCGTAC